GTTATGGGATTCATAACAGGCGTAGCAATTATATTTGTCGTCATGGAGAAACTAGATGGCAACCCAAACGAGAGACACTCCCGAACAAAGATTGAGAAACGAAGTGATGTACTGGCTGGAGATCCAGCGCTTCAACGCTCGTGGGCTAATATACGCTCGAGTGATTAAAACCACCGGTGCTTACAGCTCTCAGCTCGGTAGATATCTCAAAGACTTCTCCAAGTGGCACGGGCGTGGGGTGAGCGATATCATCTGCTGCTGGAAAGGGCGCTTCCTTGCGATCGAACTTAAGATTAAGCCCAACGGCCCAACCCATGAGCAACGAGAGTTCCTGGCCGATTGTAGGAAGGCTGGGGGCATAGCATTTGTGGCCTACTCACTCGAGGATGTGAAAAAAGAGTTACTCACTTTAGATCAGAAAGGACCCGATGCGAATTCTAAAGAACTTCCTAAGACTGTTTAGACGCGATGAAACCATACGCGATTACTGGGTTACTCGGCCGGGTATTCAGACGATGGCCGATAAGATTCATGACCTCGAGGCTTCTCTCATTCAAGTCATCGCGCTTAACGCTCATTACCGCCAGGCCCTTGCAAATATCGCCTTAGATCAGGTTAAATCATCCAAACCCGGACAAGATGTTCAGGTTTACGAACTCAGAGATTACGCCATCGAGGCGCTCGCTTTCGTACTCGACCATGGATGGAACCGATGCAAAAACCCTGTCGACTCTGTAAAGAACTTAAACCACTGAGACAATTCTACTCGAATGATACGCACAAGGATAAGCACCGCAACGAGTGCATGCCCTGTTACAACGATATCCAGCGCATCAAGTACCGGATGGCTAAAAAGAAGGCTGGTGAGGGGTGAGTTTATGTCCCAAAGTCCTCACTCTCAAAGAAGTGGAGAGACTCTATATAGAGCATGCTCTTAGGGTTTTTAACGGTAACAAGACTCAAGCGGCTCGGGCTCTAGGTATTTCTATCCGATCGATAAGGAATAAAGTAATAGATTATAAGTTGGATTTTTGGAAAGTAGATCACCCAAATAAGAAAATACTCAAGAGTATGAAGCCTATGAAGAAATATATGGGAGGGGGTTCAGAGTGAGTGACCAAAAGTCATCTGGAGTGGATTATAAAAAAAAAGAGAGCAAGCGGAAGCTTTCTTCGCAAGCCGCTGGAAAGATAGGCAAGACGTTTCCGACTTTGGCGCATATTGTGTTGAGAGATGGCTCAGTGGTAGACATCCCGAAACTTCCTACCTCTACCTCGGAGTTGACTACTTACGACAATTTGCGAATCGCACTGGAGCACGCGGGTCTAGTGATTTGTTACTTGCGGGCATTAGGCTCGAGGGCGACTCCCGTGCTAGCCGACTCTCACAACATGGGGCCCATTCGAATGAACTTAGAAGACTTGATGAATTACCTCTACTACGCGATAGAAGGCTTTCAGTCGTCAAGCGGACGGTCTTGATTCTTTATTATGAATGGGGCTTTTCTCTCAAAGAAGTTGGGGACGTCGTGGGAGTGTCCGAATCGAGAGCCTCACAGGTGCTCTCTCAGGCACTGTTTGATCAGAAGAAAAGAATACAGGAAGAGGACTCATTTGGAGAGAAGAGATCAGGACAACCAAGAGAACTTGATTCGCTACCACAGCAAATACAAGACGAATTCAGAATACTTAAAGAAGTCGAAAGAGAGATGGAAGTCATACTCGCTCAGGATGGGGAAGGAGTGGAGCAGACTCAGGAGCAAGAAATATCAGAAGAGATATTCCGAACTTTCGCCATCGACACGTTTTAAAATCAGAGAGGCTTATAAAAAATGGGCAGCTCTAAATTGGGATGAGAGGGTGATTTATGCCAGAGAATACAGACGCAAGAGCCCAATCTTTGGGCTTAGAAAAAAAATCGCAGAAGCCAAACGAACCGGTGACATCCGAAAACTTGCCCAAGAATGTCTCTATGCAATTATTCAAACTCATGAACCAAGTAGTCGATAGCGATGTCAACCCTACGACCGTTAAAGCTGCTTGCGCATGCGCTCAGGAGATCCATAGGATGCTTAAGCTCAATTTAGACATCAGAAGGTCGGGAGTATAACTAAAATTAAGACATTAATCCGTTTAATCGTTGACAGACTTACCATTAAAATTTCTAATAGCTTAAATCCCAAGCGCTACGGATTGGCGCTTTCACTCTTATAAGGCAGGAAGCCCATTCGATGAGCCATGGTCATCTCGTTTCACATATCAAACACCCAAGCTTGCGATCCGATAACACTCTTCACGTAGTCGGCATGATTAGTAACCCAGTTCGGTATCACTCGCGCTATAGACTCTTCAGGGAATGGTTAGAGGCCATGGAGAGAACTCCTAACGTAAAAGTTTACGTAGTTGAGGTTGCCTTCGGGGATAGACAGCATGAAGTCACAGACGAAAAGAATCCTTGTCATCTCCAGCTCAGAACTAAGCACGAGCTGTGGCACAAAGAGAATGCTCTTAACCTGGCAATCAGGCACCTCCTCCCACGGGACTGGAAGTACCTCTGTTGGTCCGACTGTGATGTTTTCTGGCCTGACTCTGGATGGGCTTCAGAAACTATCCAGCAGCTTCAGCATCACCCAGTCGTGCAGCCTTGGCAGGATTGCATGGATCTGGGCTTCCATGGTTCAGTACTCCAGCACCATAAATCATTTTGTTATGTTGACCGAGTAGGCATCAGGAAACAAACCCATCCCGGCGAGCCGTATCAATACGCTCACTCAGGTTTCGCTTGGGCATGTACCCGGGCTTTTTATGAGGCCATCCTTCCATGTGGCGGGCTTATGTCATTCCCTATCCTGGGTTCAGCGGATCACCACATGGCTTGGGCTCTCATCAACCAAGTAGAGCACTCAGTTCACGGCCAAATGTCTGACTCTTTTAAGCGCAAAGCCTTTGAATGGCAGAAGCGTGCCTACGATGCGTGCTTGGGTAACATCGGATACGTCAAGACTCGGATTGAGCACAAGTTTCATGGCCCTAAGGCTAAACGATTTTACAGAGAACGCTGGCAGATATTCATGGACCACAAGTTTGATCCTGACACCGATCTTGGATTCGATGACCAAGGACTCTACTACATCATTGGCAAGCCAGGACTCGAGCGGGACATTTCCAAGTACATGAGATCACGCTGCGAAGACAGTATCGAGGACCATTAAGATGACTGATGAAACCATTGAGTTCAGATGCTTCGAGTGTGGTGGATCAGGCAAGAAGATGTTCACCACAGACGAGGTACTGCAAATCCTCATGACCCAGAAGAGGCTCAAGGACAAGACTTGCGTCAGGGCCATGATCGACGAGGATCTCAAGATCTCGACTGCTGAGGATTTAGATAGGCTTTATAAACAGATTCATGGAGTCCCTTAATGACTGAACCACAACTCATCTCAGCGATACTTGTTAAGGCAACGACCATGGCTGACGGCGGCTGGCGCATCTCTTTTGATGTTCCACAGTCTGAGGCTGATAAGGTGCTTTCTCTCACAAGGCTCAGGGATCAAGAGATCAAGCTTGCGGTCATCCATTCAGAGACTAAGATCGGATGAAGGGTGACAAAAGGCGACAAAAGGCGACAGTTTCACCACGCAACGCTGCCATCTTAGTGGACAGCTTAGCAGGAGTGAAGACCCAAGAGATCGCTGATAAGTATTCGATCGGTCGCCAACAAGTCTCTAAGATCTTGAACCACAGCGAGGCTGCTCTCTCAGCTCGTGAGGCAGCACTGAAGGCGGTATCATCCAAGTTCACCTCCCTTGCCACTCAGAGTGCCGACACGCTTGAGTACTTCATGACCCACAAGGATCTACACCCGATGGAGGCTCTTAAGAGCGCGATTGTCATTGCCGAGAGCACCTATCTCTCACAGAGTGAGAAGTCAGAGACGACTAATCAGTATCTACAGATTTTCAAAGAGATGCCCAAAACTGAGTTTGTTGAATACGTGAAGGAATACGTAAAAGAACTCGAAGCGAATATCCATGGAGGGATATCTAATGCAGAAATCAACTGGCCAGGAAGTACTGAATAAGAAATACCAGGAGCTAGCAGCAATCGTTACTGATCGTCAGATTAAGATTGAGGCGCTTGAAGCTGAGCAGAAGAATGCACGTGAGTCGATTAAGGCTTTAGAACTTGTCGCACCTCTATTCCTTGAGATTGAGAAATCAGGCCAAGAGACTGACTCCGAATGACCGACGCGCTTACTCTGCGCGCTTTGGACCCATCAGATCTTGCTTTCATCTTCAACAGCTGGCTTAAAAGTTACAGGGACTCAAGCTTTGGTAAATCGATCTCAAACCCGATGTACTTCAGGCAACACCACCATGTGATTGACAAGCTGATTGGGCGCACTGAGATCATACTCGCAGTCAATCAAGACGATCCTAAGCAGATCTATGGATACGTCTGCATGGAGAGACGCGGTCCTATTCCCATCCTTCACTACTTGTACGTGAAACAGCCGTACAGGAAACTAGGGATTGCAAGACAACTGTTCGCGCTCTTGCCCGATGACCCGTTCATCTACACACACGAGAGTCCGGTAGTGAGCAAGTTCTCTCAGAAGGGCGTCTATAGCCCTTATCAAATGTTTTATAAATTCGGAGGCTGATATCAAGCTCATTCAAGGTGACTGCTTAGAGCAGTTAAAGAAGCTAAAAGAAAATTCGGTCGATTCATTAGTCACTGATCCTCCAGCGGGTATCTCATTCATGGGTAAGTCATGGGATGGCGATAAAGGTGGGAGATCCGAGTGGATCGCATGGCTAACACAAGTCATGAAAGAGTGTTTAAGAGTCATGAAGCCCGGCGCTCATGGATTAGTCTGGGCACTCCCTCGCACAAGTCACTGGACTGCTACAGCACTTGAGGACGCAGGCTTTGAGATTCGGGATGTAGTGACTCATTTGTTTGGGACTGGGTTTCCTAAGTCGATGAACATATCAATAGCAATAGATAAGCAAGCTGGTGCAATGAAAGCACGCGGTAAAGCTTTCGTCTCTGCTGGAGCAGGAGAAAGAAAAGACCTTCAAGGAACTACAGGAGCGGAAGCATTTGAACGGCACGAAGGTATTACCGACTCAGCTAAACAATGGCAAGGCTGGGGCACTGCACTCAAGCCCGCATCTGAACATTGGATTTTAATCCGCAAGCCTTGCAGTGAAAAGACTGTAGCCGCGAACGTTCTTAAGTGGGGTGTCGGCGGGTTGAATATTGATGCGTCGAGGATTGGCCTGGGGGACGGGGAGAAAAACCCATCTATTGCGCGCTACAATTCTATGCCGCAAAAGGGCGCTAACGGCTGGGAGCATGCGAATCGAGGCGGCAACTTTGACGAGACTACTGCTGCCAGTATGAGTTTAGGTCGCTTCCCCGCAAACCTCATCCTCGACGAAGAAGCCGCAGCGGCGCTGGATGAGCAGAGTGGCAAACTGAAATCGGGTGGAGGCATCAAGCGACCTGCAGGATCAGTGATCGGTAATGGCAAGACCCATGGAGCTGCTGTATCTAAGGTGGACATAACTGGGCTTGGCGCATCAGAAGGCGGCGCATCCCGTTTCTTCTACGTAGCGAAAGCATCTAAGAACGACAAAGGCTCAGACAACACTCATCCGACAGTCAAGTCCACAGCTTTAATGTCTTACCTCATCAAGTTAGTCACGCCTCCAAAAGGTGTGGTTCTCGATCCATTCACGGGCTCAGGCTCGACAGGGGTTAGTGCGAAACAGAATGGCTTTAAGTTTATCGGCATAGAGCGCGAGCAGGAGTATTTAGACATAGCTGAGAAGCGCATCATCACATCCAGAGCAAGATGCGGTCTGTGAACCATGGAAGGAAATCTCGTGTCCTTTGAAAACTATTTAAAGAAGCACAACAGACATAAGATGCTGGAAGAACTCTATGATGCATGTCTTGAGTTCTTTGCAGCTACTCAATGCAACATGGACTCGCTCCCACATCTTCAGAAGGTTCAGGACATAGTCATTGAGATTCAAACTAACAAACCAAGGAAGGTTTAAAATGAAAGTAGAGAACGCAACGTTTTATCAGGCAGTGAGATTAGGTCAGAAGTTGGAACACTTCTTAACAACAGCGGCTGGTAACATCCATCCAGGCCTTGAGATGAAGTATGCAGACGCCTGCATTTACATCAAGGCTAACATCATGGAACACATCAAGGTGGTTCCACTCGCTAACGTGAAAGAATTCCACATCGCAAAGGCTGTGGAGAAGAGTGAAGTAGAGGTAAAGGCGAAAGCCAAGTGAGAGGCTCAATAGACATTGATGATCAGAGAATTCTAGATTGCTTGGCTAAAGCTATCTTTGAACTCTACAGGGAAGGCATTCGAGTTCATGGAATTAGCATTGATGAGGTTAACTTTGAAAAACTAAAAATATCCTATCACAAAGAAAACTTAATACTTATTGCTCCATATGGAGCCGTTAGGATTAACCCTTCATGAACCCCATGCATGCTGCGCTAAGCGAGCTGATCAACAGCTCAGCACTCAGCCAGTATAAGCTGAACAAGCTTTTCAGCGGCCTATTCCCACAACAAAGGGATTTCATATTCGATCCAAGTAAAAGGAAAGCTGCGATCTGCTCACGTCGGGCTGGTAAGTCTACCGCGGGCGGTGCTTACCTCGTTAAAGAGGTGTTAACAGGAGTGGAAGGGGACGTGGCTTACATCGGACTCACCCGGGGAGCCGCCAAGAAGGTCATGTTCCAGCCATTACTTAGGATGAATCAGAAATATAACCTAGGTCTTGAGTTTAATCGCTCCGAGCTGACTGCAACAACTCCTCGTGGTGACACAATCTACATGACGGGCGCCCACACTGAGGACGATACAGAGAAGCTACGGGGCTTGAAGTTCAAACTCATCTTGCTTGACGAGTGTGCAAGCTTTAAAGCCCATCTCAATTACTTAATTGAGGAGGTTTTAGAGCCTACTCTCATTGATACGGACGGAACTCTAGCATTAATCGGGACACCGTCAGCTAATCCTGGATCAAACTACTTCCATAAGGCTACTCAAGACCCATCAGAGGGATACGGCGTTCATAAGTGGACGATATTAAACAATCCCTACATCCCACATGCTGGTAAGTGGTTAGCTGATTACAAGAAACGTAAGGGATGGGATGACGATCACCCGATCTATAGGCGCGAGTGGTTAGGCGAGTGGACAACTGATGGTGACTCGCTTGTTTACAAATATAAAAAGGATAGAAATGATTATGAGACGCTACCTGCTCTTAAGTTTCAGTATGTCATTGGGTGCGATATTGGTTACAATGATGCATTTACAATTTGCGTCCTGGCTTACTGCGAGGACACTCGCAACGTTTATGTTGTTCATGAGTATCGCAAGTCTGGTCTTATCCCGGCTCAAATGGCAGAGCAGATACGAATCGTTCAAGAAAAGTATAAGCCAATCTCAATCGTTGCCGATCACGGTGGGCTTGGTAAGGCCATCTGTGAAGAGTTCAGAGCGCGCTACCATCTCCCGATAAAGCCCGCTGAGAAGAGTCAGAAGAGAATGAATATTGAACTCATGAATGGAGATTTAATATCAGGTCTGTTAAAGATCAAATATGATTCACATCTTGCAAAAGAAATGATGATGTTACAGTGGGATGCAGACCGTCCAGGCAAGGAAGACGAGCGCACCCCGAATGATTTATGTGACAGCGCACTTTATTCATTTAGAGAGGCCAAGCACTACCTTGGAGAGGATAAGCCAGAGCCTCCTGAGTTTGGGACCGACTCGTACTGGAACCTAGAGGCTAAAAAGATGTTAGACGCTGAGCTTGAAGCTGCTAATAACGAGACGCAAGAAAGCTGGTGGGCCAAATGACCGATCTTAAACCTGGTAGAGAACTGGACGCGCTGATTGCTGAGCGGGTGATGGGGTATAAGCGCGCCCATATGGATGATCCAGAAATTAATTTTGCAGGTGATATTTGGCTAAACCCTAACGGGACGAAATATTTACATACAGCAGCCTTGCCAGAATACTCCACCTCGATCGAAGCTGCTTGGGAGGTTGTGGAGAAACTGCATGAGCTTGGTTTTTTCTTTGATTTACACTGGGATTTAAATACTTCTGTGTGGACGACTAGCTTTAAAAAAAGTTCTGATATTTCTGAGCCTAATTTTTATTCTAAAGAGAGAGAAGCACCTCACGCGATTTGCAAAGCTGCTTTGAAAGCAGTGGAGGGGGGATGAGTGACGGAGAAAAGTTTAGGCTAGCGCTCAGTGTTTCTTCATCTTGGAGATGGGCACCTTACTTCGACTCGGAGAAAAGTAACTACTTAATTTGTACTTCGGGATGGTTGTGTTTTGAGTTGTCTTTTTGTTGGAGATTCGTATGAGCACCCTAACCCAAATCGTCCGCAAGGCGCTGGAAGGCTTTAATTATTCTTCGCTTGATAAAACTGAGATTGAGTATTTCGCTGACAACGCCCCGACATGGCTAGCTCAGTTGTGCGACAGGGTTGAGGAGTTGGAGTTATTTTCTAAAGTTCTAATAGAAGAAGCGGACCCGCATGGTTTAGAGGAATACTTCGTGACAGTGAGAGTTTGCGACTTTAATAGCTTAGATAAAGCCCTGCGCGGGTCGGATGAGGGCTGTAAATCTAATAAACCCCTTTGATGATTTTACAGGGGTAAAATAGGCCAGGCGGGACTCGATACCCGCATCCTCCCGATGGACGGGACTCTCTAATTTGAGCTACTGGCCCAAATTATTCAATAATAGACCGAGTTACCATGTCAAGTACCTATTAAATTGACTTATGATCGTGCAGTATTCATCATAATCTCTAATGGATAAAAAAGTTCAGGAAGAACTTATTACCCTTGTTTCTTTGATGAGAAGAGAGGGGGTGTCACGGTTTAGGATTGCCGACACGGAAGTTGAATTCTTACCCACGGCCTATACGGCTGACACTCTCAATTCATTCAAAGAATTCCCCCTGGTTCCTCAAGAGCAAAGTGACGAGGAAATGTCCAAGCAAGATGATGAAAACCTTTATTAGTCAGTGAACAAGCGCAAGGACGCGTCTTGATCCTGTCTTAAGGCGGCTCTCTTGTCTCAAAATGAATCCCTATCTACCTATTGGTGGAACGAGGACCGTAACAAGGTCCATGAAATCTTATTCGGCATCCTCAGGTTCCTAGATCAGAACCAAAAATACATCGAGGAACGTAACAAGCGGGCTTGGCGGCTTTATGGGAACGTAAACACCCTTGGCTTATCCTCTCACAGCTACATGAGGGAATCAGGTCAATCCTCCCAGACCGACCGGGTCACGCTCAATATTGTTCAATCGATGTGCGATACGGTCACTCAAAAGATAGCAAAGAATAAACCGCGTCCCATGTTCTTGACCGAAGAAGGTGACCGGGAGATGCGCAACAAGGCTGACCTCCTTAACAAGTTCGTTGAAGGCCAGTTCTACGCGACAAATATTTACGGTGAGAGCCCAAAAGTGTTTCGGGACTCAACTATATTCGGCACTGGAGCACTTAAGATCTATCGGCAAGGGTCAGAGATCAAATGCGAGCGCACTTTCATTGATGAGATCAAGGTAGACGAGGTCGAAGCCCGTTACGGGACACCTCGCTCCATGTATCAAGTCAAGTACATGCCTAAAGAGGTCATGGTCAGGCTATTTCCGACCTACACTCAGCAGATTCTAAGCTGCAAGAACGCAGAGGAGTCTTACGCATCTCATGCATCCCTCTCAAACTTAGTTCAAGTCTGCGAAGCCTGGCACTTGCCGTCTGATAAGAAGGCAAACGACGGACGTCATGTCATCTGCATTGAGAACGTGACTTTAGAGGACGAGAAATACAAAAAAGATTACTTCCCATTCGTTTTCTCACGCTGGTCAGAGCGGCTGCTTGGCTTCTACGGCCAAGGTTTAGCAGAGCAGCTCACAGGCTTACAGATTGAGATCAGCAAGATCTTAAAAACAATCCAGATGGCGTTTCACTTGAACGTGCCCAAGATGATGGTTGAGGCTAACTCTAAGGTTGTTCTTAATCACTTGAACAACCAGGAAGGCGGCATCGTTAGATTCTTTGGGACTAAGCCCGAGTGGGTTCATTTCCAGTCAGTTAACCCTCAGACTTTTGAACATCTAGAGCGTCTGTATTCTAAAGCCTATGAGATCGCAGGAGTCTCACAGTTGGCTGCGTCCTCTAAGAAGCCAGCAGGTCTTGACTCAGGAAAAGCGCTTCGTGTGTTTGACGACATCGACTCAGAACGGTTCATCTTAGCAGGTCAAGCCTTCGAGCAGTTTCACTTAGATGCTGGAAAGCAGTTCATTGATCTTGGTAAAGAGATCTTTGAAGAAGAGGGCAAGTACGAGATTACAGCTCAGACTAAGAAGTTTATTAAAAAGATTAATTGGAAGGACATCGATCTCTCTGACGATCAATACGTCATGAAGTGCTTCCCAGTCTCGATGCTATCCAAGACTCCGGCCGGCAAGCTCCAAGACGTTCAAGACTTAATCCAAGCGGGATTCATAGACAAGGCTCATGCGCTAGAACTCCTCGACATGCCTGACCTTGAGGCTTACACATCCAGGGCTACGGCTCCACTGAAAGACATCGAGCAGATGATCGATAACATGCTCGACAAGGGAATTTACGAGGCTCCTGAACCTTACCAAGATTTACAGAACGGAATGCCTGAGGTCTTGTCTGCGTACTTGAAAGCCAAGAACGACAAAGTACCTGAAGAGAGATTAGAACTTTTAAGACGCTGGATGGAGCAAGCTCAAAGCACCATGAATCCTCCTGCACCTTCACAGCCTCCGCAACCTTCCATGGGGGAAGGGCAACCTCAGGGGCAGATGGCACCCTCTTCCAATCCAGGGCTTCCGCAAGGCAGCCCGACCGCTGTTCCTGAGGCTCCTCCCACATCAGCCCTACTGCCAAGCGCGCCAGGAGGAATGCAGTGATGAGAACCGAACTAGGACAAGTCTATTACCTAACCGTAAGGGTCATCATGCCTGGAGATAACGAGCTGAGCTTAAGACAAATCCCAATCCCCGGAGCTTCAACCTTTTCGATCATGGCCTTCATTGAACGCCTTAAGATCAACAAGGACAAGAAATCGAAGCTCTGTAAAGACTTGGAATGTTCATGGAAAGAACATGGAATCTGGCACCAATTGGTTATCGAGCGAACTCGCCGCAACCCAGTTACCTACAAACCTCTCAATTAAAGGAATGATTGAATGAATGAAGTACTCCAAGCCCAGGCTATACCTGCGCCCCCAGTTGACGAAACGAAACTCCCACTAGATGCAGCTCTTGAACAGGCCCCGAAGGATGCTGAGAAACCCCCGGAGAAGGAAGATAAGTTCTCGTCCAAGTTTGCGGCATTGGCCAGACGAGAGAAGCAGCTCTTGGCGCGAGAGGCTGAGATTAAAACCAAGTCTGAGAAGCTAAAATCATTTGACGACGAGGAGAAGGCTTTTCACGCTGATCCGTTTGACTATCTTAAGAAGAAATTTAATGCCGACTATAACTACTTAACCCAGCGAGTGCTCAATAACAACCAACTGACTGAAGCCCAGAAGGTTGAGATGGTCGAGAAGCGTCTTGAGAAGTTCGTATCAGATCAGCAAGCCGAGAAGGAACGAGCTAAGCAGGAGTTAGAACAGACTCAGAAGCAGAAACAGAACGCAGAATACCAGGCAACGATCGAAACCTTCGTATCCAACATCGATAAGGCGATCAAAGCAGACCCTGATAACTTTGAATTCCTAAACGCTCAAGAAGAAGCGCCTCAAATGGTCTACAACGTGATTGAGGAGCACTTCTCCAAGACCGGAAAGGTTTTAGAGACAGCCCAGGCCATCGAGTATGTCGAGAAGTATTTGGAAAGCGAATCTGAGAAGTACCTGAATCTTAAAAAGATTAAGTCGAAGTTTGAGCAACCCAAGGACGCACAAGGCAAGTTTGTTCCACAGACTCCTAAGCCATCAGCGCCTAAGACACTGACTAATTCACACCAGACGGAAGTGCCAGCTCCACAGCAGAAGGCTCTCACACCTGAGGAGTCAAAAAGAATCGCAGCTAAGATGCTCAGGTGGACTTGATT